ACTGTTCTAATGAAGTTTCGTTAAGATCCGCCGCTGTAGCTAACGTGTTTGAAAACGTTCCTGCTACTGTCGGGTGAGAACCACTAAATAAAGCAACTCCATCTCCAGTTTTGAAAGTTCCAAAACCGTTGATTAAAGGTTCAACTGCTTTTACTTGTTTAGCGTTACTCATAGATCTTGCTAAAGCTTTCGTGTATCTAGAAGCTAGTCTATCGTAGAGATTATCTTCGATAGCTTCTTCTGTGATAGCGAACGCTAGAGCTACGGTCTCGTGAGTGTATCTCGCTGTAAAAGTTTCTTGTGCTTCGTCAAAAGAGACTCCGCTACCTTCTGCTTTTACTTGCGCGTTTGCGAAACCAGATAACATTACTTCTTCTTCAAAAGCTCTGTCACTGTTTTCTGCAGTATAAATCTCAGCATGCTGATTTTCATACCTTTTGTATTCCAGCCCAAATAGTGCATTTAGGCCTGGTTCTAGTTCTTTAACTAGTTGCGATCTTGATATTGCCATAGTCTATTTGCTCCTATTAATTGTGGCCGTTGAACGAATTAAGATTCGATACAACAACTACAGAAGCTAAAGCCGCAGTAGCATCCTCATTTTCAGGATCCTCCGCTGATCTTAACAATCTGAATTGTTTACCGTTCGCTGAAGTCGTTCCAATGTCTAATGTAGATGATGATTTACCAGTGGTATCGCTACCTGCTGATGAATTCATATCATACGTTTCTAACATTGTTGTTACTCCAGTCGCATCATCCGCTGCAACCACATATTGCTGGTAAGGGTCGTCCATTACAAAGGCTGTTGTGTCTTCACTGTTAGCCGGTGTGATAGTTGCTTTGTAGAAGTTCGAGAACGTCGGCTTCAAAGTTGTTGCCGCGTTAAAGAATATTCCGTTCAAAACACCTATGATATCTGCAGCAGAACCGTTTCCGCCTACTACATAACCGCTAGAGATCTTTACACATTCACCATTGTATATAGTTGTGCTGTGTCCAGCATCGATTTTGTACTTACCTTGACCTTGGATAGATGGTCCACCACCTAATCTTCCAGCTGGGATCAGTCCAAAACCTTGACTATTTCTATTTGCCATAGTTTTCTCCTATACCATATTGGTTAACGTTAAATCGATGATAGGGATTAACCCGAGAAATAACTAAAAAATTATTTCTTTGTACCACCGAAGGTTACACGAGATTGCCTGTCAACATTGATAGGCATTCTACTATCCTGCTCCTTCATAAGATCGTTTGCTACGGCTTCACTTCGGTCTTTATGACGATTTGCCATATAGTCCGATCTTTGCTGCGCGATCTCGATCGGTACCTTTGCAAGTAAAAGGCCTCCAACTCCGATAACCCCCTTGTATTTCCCGTCTTCGAGAATCGGATAGTCACCTGCATTTTCGACTTCTTCGGCACGAACTAATTCATAACCTTCTCTTAATCGTCCAGTTATGTTTTTCGTATCTTGGAAACCGGCTACCTCGGCTCTTATCCATCTGTACCTGAATCCATCAGGTGCAGGGGGTGCATCTAAAGATGACGGTGGAACCCATACCTTCGGTCTTTCAGATTTAGACCTAGATTGGTTCGCACGAGAAGTTTTTTTATTTTCATTTTCCATATGCTTATACCTCCTTCGTGATTTTTAATTGTTTCGCATATTCTTCGAGTGGCACACCTAATTTTTTAGCTATTGCTACCTGTGATGATGTGAGTTTCACAGTTTTTGTGCTCGGCCTAACTACTCGTCTAGCCGAAGCTACAGTTTGCGTCGGTCTAGCCGACGAATTACTGTCTTTTATATCAAACTTATTCGGAAATTCAAGTCTTATTCTCTTATCAACTTCCGCATAATATTCGTTTGATTTTGGGTCAAAACCTTCCTTATCCACTAGATCTTTATGTATTTCAAAAGCTGTAAACGTCATTGGTCTGTTTTGTCCAAACCAAGTATTTCTTGCAGCCCACTCTTCCGCTCTAGGGTCAGGGTTAGGTAATTCCGATGGAGTTTCCCTTGGGAGATCAACAGCGTCTTCTAACTTAACTTGTTTTTCTTCTACGGGTTTAGTCTCCTTCATTACATTTAGTCTTGCTTCATCAATAGATAACGCAGCTATTCTTTTTTGAGCATTAACTTGGGCTGTAGCATCGCCAGACTCTATCGCTGTCGATAGTTCTTTTTGCGCTGAATCCATTCCGTCTTTTACTCTTTTTTCGAATTGATTTACGTAATCTTTATTAACTTGACCAAATCTAGAGTCCAAAGTTTTTCTTTTGCCTTCAACTGCTTTTGCATAATCTAAAGCGGCCTTCTCTCTCCGCTCTGCTTCACGCATCTTACGAGTTAGTTTGGCAATTCTTGCTTGAACTCCTTTACTGTAGTCTTCTAATTTTTCTTCGTCCTTTTTTTCTTCCGGTTCTGATCCTTCTTTTAATTCTTCTTTAGGTTCTTCTTTTACTTCTTCTTGTTTCGTTTCTACTTGTTCTTGTTTCGGCGCTTCGGTTTCTACAACCGACTCGTCTTTTTTTTCTTCAACATTGATTTCGGCACCTGGGCCTGATGTATCAATATCGACTGTTTTTTGCTCTTCAGTTGGCATAGTTTCCTCCTATGGTATTAATATTCATGCAAGATATCCTCAGGATTCTTGATGGTTGCTAAAACTTCGTCATCGTTTAGCAGACGTATTTCTCCACCTTCTATCTTTATTCTTGATCCAGCATAACGGGCAAACATTACCCATTCCCCTTCCTTGCACCAAGGACCTTTAGGATATCTTTCCTTGTCCTTGTAACAATCTGGACCCATTCTTAAAACTAAACCACATTGCGACGCAACTTGTTGTCTCTCTAAGGCTGTCTCAGCAAGTATTAACCCGCCTTTAGTTTTCTCTTTCATTTTGAAAGGCAAAACTAACATCCTCCAACCAGTTGGTTGTGGTAGTTTCTGTGAATCTTCTTTTGAAAAATCTTTTTCTTTTTTGACTCCTACCAATTCTTTATTCGGTAGTTTTATCTTTGATGTCGATGACTGTTCCATGTTGCTCCTTATCTTCTAGCAGGTTAGAGAGTTCCTGTTTAGTTGCCTCTAGGGCTGTTATCTGTCCTACTATATAGTTATATTTTTCCATATTGTCAATACCGCCGGACGTAAGGGCTGCTGACAACTCTTCATTTCTTCTGGATAAATATCTTAAGATTTTATTGATTGCTGTTTCTAATTGCACTTAACACTTCCATCTTCTGCGAGCCTGTCTTAGTCTTGAGTTAGGATCTTTCGCAGCTTTAGGAAATTTTTTCATTTGGCCTGCGCTACGTGCGCAATACGACTTACGTCGATTTGCAGCTTTTGATCCTGGTTTGACCTTGCCAGTGACCGCTGTTTTTAGTTTTGAACCGGGGTTTTTTCTTCTGTAGGCTTTGACACCGGCTCGAGTCATTCCTGCGCCCTTCTCAGTAGGACGAAAATTTTTTTTATTTCTTGGAGGCATAGTGCCTTTTGAAAATTGTTTTCTTGTTTGGAAATCTGTTCTCATTAAATCATTCCCATCATTTGTCTTTTAGCCATAAAACCACCACTCATAGCTTTCTTTCTTTTTGCAAAAGTTGCTGCTCTATCTGGTGTTGGACCTTGATTAGCTTTAGATTGTTTTCTTTTTACGGCACCCGCACGTTGACCTTTGGACATCGCTCTTGCTTTCGCAATGGGCACGCATTTTGGATAATTTTTTCTTTTTTCTCCACCACTTCGACCACATTTCGGGTATGAGCCATCTTTTCGCTTGTTCGCAATATCTACCCAATTTTCCTTGACCCATGAACGTAATCCTTTTTCAGCCATTATGAATTCTTTCCGTAAGCTCTTCCTTTACCTTTCTTACAGATTCCTCCGCCTTTATACATGGCTCTTGGCATTTCCATCATACCACCACCCATCTTTTTAGCTCTATTCTTTTTACCACCTGGTGTAACTTTGCCAGAACAAACTGCAGAGGCGTACATGTTTGCATATGCGCTTGGGTACACCTTAAATTTTCTTTTTGCTGCTGCTTTTCCTTTAGGACAAAGTTTTGCCATTATGCTCTCGCTGTTTGTTTTGCTCTTTTAAAGTCTTTTGCTTTTGGCGCACCTTTAGCGCCTTTCTTTCGCATCTTTTCACCACGTTTTCTCTTAGCGTGAATGTTTGCGTATAAACCTTTACCGGCCATTACACTACCTTCTTTTTAATTTTCTTTTTCTTTTTTCTTAACATCGCAAAATCTTTTCCAGAAATTTTACCGTCTTTGTTAGCGTCAAGTTTAGCTTGACCACCACTTAAAAATCCTGGTTTTTTAACCTGCGAATTATATCTTCTGTTAGGCATTATTTTTTTCCTCCGTTTCTAAATATTTGAGTACCCTTTATACCAAAAATACTCGCAACTACAAGCACCCATAAATTGGTGAACCATTTTGGAAGCTCATGAAAGTATTCGAAAAACAATTTTACCTTCTCCATTGCAGTTGGATCGTCAGACATGACTGCCCACATTAAAACTACGATAGGCGCCGAAATTATTACGAGAACAAATTCATCCTTATAGTCGTTTTGTCTAGCTTCAAGTAATTTGCCTTGGTAAGTTTCTTCACCTCGGGCCATTTTCTCTGCGTGCATTAATTGTGCATCAGACATAGCCATTTTAGTCTTTTGACGGTTAGAATAAATCTTACTTCCCGCTTGTAAAGCAATTTTTGCTAGACTAAACCAAGCCATATTAGTACCAAGTAGCTTCTTTTTTCTTTTCAGCTAACATTCTCTTAGTTCCTCTAACTTTTTCCTTGTCTCCTGTAGGAATATAGTTAAAAGCGCCATCAGCTGTTGTTTTAGATCTAGGATCTACCTCAACATTCTGTTCTGGAATCTTAACTTCTTTTGTTTTTTTATAGTTCATCATATTTTTGTTCCTTTTATTAATCTTCGACCTTAATTGCAGTTATACCTTGATTTCCACTCTTTGCAAGACTTACTCCTGCTCTCAATTTAGCTAATTTTTCGTTTTGATCCATTTTATCTTCAGTTAATTGTCTTGCTTGAAGTAATTTTGCTCTATCAAGGTCCATTTTTTGCTCTCCTTCGTCTTTTTTACGTTCATTTTCCATTGCACGAAGGTCAACTTCTCTAGATTTAAGTTTTAGAAGTGGGTCAGAGTCAAATTGTGATGTAATTTTCTTCTCTTCTTCCATAAAATCACCCATTAGCTCAGAAATCAACACTGCTTTTCTCGCTTCCATGTCCATAGATATCTTTTGTAACTGTCCTTGTACCTGTGGATTCTGTTGTGCCATCTGTTGCATCTGTGGAATTTGTTTAATTGTCTCTGCAAACTCTAATTCTACCTGTTCTTGAGCCATTAAACTAATATGCTCTAAACAATTTTTTTCTATTGCAGCCATAACAGGCGGATTGTTTCTTACCATGTTAGTTGCCATGAAATTTAAGTGAGCAGTCATGTGTGCTCTGTGATCTTGTCCTCTAAAAGCTTGAAAAGGTTTGCCTGCAAGTGCATCAATGTGTTCTAATGCTGGATCTTTTGGTGCAACAGGTGCTGGCGGGGGTAAAATTTTATCAATATCTTTTATACCAAGTGCTTCGTACATTTTTCTGTACGCATTGTACAAATTATGAATTTTAGGGTTAGATGTCGCAAGTTGTAATTCTGTTTGTGCAATTGTAATTCTTTGTGACATAGAAAAAATGTTTGGATCTGCAACAGGTAAAATATCTACTCTGTCATCAAAGTCCATTTGTTTAACTTCTCTTTTACCGCCAACTACATCAAAAGGATAAACTGGTGGTAAATATGTTTTAAATAAACTTGCAAGTAATCTAAATTCTGATCTCATTGATGTGTATAATCTTTTGTGTATTGCAGACATTACACGTGAACCTCTCTCAAGAAGTGCAACTGTAGTTCCAACTGCAGCAGCTTGATTACCGTCTCCAACTTGCATGTCAGCTATTGCAGCAAATCTTTGTCCTGCTTGAACTACAATACCCATCAACTGTAATAATGTTGGTGATGGTTCTTTGTAAGGTAGCATCATAAATGAATCTCTAATATTACCACCCGGTGCATCTACATCTTTAAATTCACCTGGTTGTATTGGTGATGCTTCGTCTCTAACTCTAACACCTCTTTGTTTAAATCCTGCTGGCAAGTTTGATAGTGTACCTGCATCCAACAATTGACGGAGAGCAACGGTTGCAGTTCTGCTCAATCCGCCAATCATATGGATCAATCCAAATCCGTAGAACCCTAGTCCTGGCAGAAATTTAAAGTGGACAAAATATGGTATTCTATTTTTTCTTGGATCGTCAGGATTAAAGTTCCTTCTAATAGAAAGAACTTTTCGCGAACCTTCATCTACAGTTACAATGTATGGGAGCTTGATTCCTGTAAACTCTCCGTTCGCGTCCTTATCTTCAAAACCTTCTAAATCTAAATTAACATGGCACTCTAACAAAGTATAAACTGTTTCTGGTCTGCCTGTTTTTTTAGTTCCTTCTAGTTCTCTTTCTTTTGACTCAACTTCATTTTTAATTATAGACGGTGCATTTAATTCTACATCAGAGTAAAAACCACCTACTTGTTGCTTTCGTAAATCATTTTCTGACATTTTAATAACATGCATAATTGCTTCTGCATCTTCTAAAGATGTAGCAGAATAAGGTACAACTAAATCATCGGCAGGTACAAATTTGGATACTGCTCTTCCTAATAAATCATCGTAATAAACTTTTTTAAATGTAGATCCTGCAAGAGGTAAATGAAATAACATTTGATCGAACTCTGGTTCGTACTCCGACATCTTCTCCATAAGTTCGTAATTCATGTATTCTCTTACACGAGTCGCCTGTGCTTCTTTTTGTGGATCGCTGTTGCCAACGATTTGAGTTCTAATTGGTCCTTCTGCTGGTAATAATTCTTTGTAAGCCCCGGCTTGAAACTGTGTTACAGCTTCTGCTAGTACAGGGTGCGTGGCCCCCGAAGCGCCTTGAAAAGGCTCTGTTCTGTTTTCGTATTTAAATCCTAAAAGGTCTAAACCTTCTGTATAAGATCTTTCCCAATCTTTTCTAGATGCTCTGTAATCTGTATAGTTTTGAAATAATTCTAAACCGATTGGTTCTAGAATATCATCTGGTAATAATTCTGCTAAATTATCAAAGTGCGTTGGTTGCCCTTCGATGTTTACTTTGCTTGGATCAAAGTTTAATTCCACACCACCATCATCAGTTGGATTAATTTCAACTGGTGGTTTGTTTGCTTCTTCTGCTTTTTCTATTTCAACTTGTTGGTCGGGTCCTTCTATTTTTACAGAGGTTCCCAACTCTGAAAGAGTCTTGTCAATATCTGCCATTATTTACGCTCCTTGATTGGTCTAACATTTTTTGCAATATAAGGCAACCCATGTGGTGTAGGCCCTGATTTAGGTGGGGGTCCAGAATCGTCACCTGCTAGCTTAATAATACCGCCGCCTGCTTTTTTATCTTTAATAAATCTAATTAAAGATTCAGAATTAAGACCCATTTCTGTTAATTCTTCTTTTGAATATGTCTTACCATCTTTAGCTAACAGCTCTAGTATCTCGTCAATAGATTCCAAACCACCTTCAACATCTCCGTCGCCTCCATCATAGTCTGGTTTCAAAGTATTTTCTTCATATATGTCTGGAACTTTTTGTGGTTTACCATCTTTACCCATTATTGTCTCAGGTGGATCGTATATTATTTCTTCTTTTCTAATAACACCATCAACAGTATCATATTCACCATCACCGATGTAATAACTAGCACCCCCCTCAGTGTCTTTTCTAATAGATATCTTACCTGTAGATATGTCTTCGTACATTGTATAATCATTGTAATCATAAACTTTTTGTCTCTCAATGGTTGCAGCTTTATCAGTTATGTCATCGCCTTTAGTCTTAATTAAGTTTACAAAGTCAAAGAAGTATTTTGGTGTGCCACCTTTTGTTACAATCTCTGGCGCAGCTTTTACAACTTTAGTTGTTTTTATTAGATTATCTAATCCTAAGTATTTAAGAAGAGCCATTGCTCCTCCCGCTCCTGTAGCTAAAAGCATATCTCTTCGTGTCTGGTCTACAGTATCTGTAGCTAATCTTTTTTCTATTTCTTTGTTGACTTTTTCTGCAGCTGTTCCAGTTCCCACTAAATTTCTAACTTGTTTTGCAATTTTAGGAAATGCTTTTATCAAGAAATAAGGTGTTGCTGGTCCAACAGACTCTGCTCCAAACTCCAACAGACCTCCCATAGTTTTCTGTGGTCCAGTTCTTTCTGCTCTTGATTTCTCTAACATGTCTGTAAAACCAATTTTTTCTTTTAAAAATTTTGTAGCTTTTGGATCTAATATTTCCACTGCTTTTTTTAAATCTTCTACACCAATTTTACTTAGATCACCTGTTGTAGTGGCAAGACTAGTTTTACCAAAAAGATACGCAAGTGCCGTTGGAAACCTAACCGCAATTTCTGGTATGTTAGCGCCTCCTGATGCAAGCTCTTGTGCATAATAAGGATATGCTTTTGGATCTGCGAACATTGTATTAAATGTTTGTATTAAAGTTCTATCTCCGTCATCTCCGTAAACCTGTTCTTTAAGAGTCTGTTTATTTTCTTCTTCTAAATTTTTTATAAGATTTGTATTATCTAAAGCAGCTATAGCCTGCGTAAAGATTGGGTTAGGTGTCCCATCTTGAAAACCAACACGGCCACCTTGTGCTGCCATCATGGTTTGATCCATTTCAGGTAAATCTAATTCACCTGTAAGAGGTCTGTCTGATTGTGGTATAGATTGTAATTGATTAAATTCTTCTGGTGTCAACTGACCACCACCTTGAAGAAACTGCATATACGGAGAGCCAGACTCTTCTAGTAATCCTGCCACCTCATCACTGTCTGGTAATTCTTGTGTAATGTCTGGTAGGTTACTTATTTCTTGTCGTCCTAATTCACCTGTTGGATCTTCTCTAATTGCTTTATTTTTTGCAGCAACATCAGCTGATACTTCGTAAGCAATATACAAATCTCTTGGATCTGTGATACCAGCTTGCAAAGCTTTATTTACATCATATACACCAATCGCTGTTCCAATAATAGGAATAGCTTTCGCAATTGGTTTAGCTGCTTTAAGAGCTCTTTTAAGATAAGAAATTTTTCCTGGTTTTAATTCTTTTAATAAATTATCTAAATTTCCATATTGTTGTTTAATTGCATTTTTACCTTCTTTAGTTTTATTGATTTCTTTAAAATAAGACGCGAATCTATCTGTTTGATTTTGAGTTTTTAAAACATTTATTTTTAAATTATTTTTAGAATCAAGCGAATATTTTAATTCTCCTGGAATAAACTCTTCAGATAAATCATTTAGTATATCCACAATTTTAATTTTTCTAGCGTTAGTTGTTCCTTTTCTAACAAACTCTCTTGTTAAATTTCTTCTTTTTTGTCCAAAAGCTTGACCCCCTAAATAAGCATTTTGTGAAAAAGTTTTTCCAAGAATATTATTAATGGCTTGTTTTGCTATAACTTTATTGTTTAATTTACTTGCTTCTTCTATACCTATTATATGATCTCCCGAATACTTTAAAATTAAAGGAAGTTTATCTGTGTTAAATACTTTTTTTAAGGCTGCGTGATCAGCTCTTAAACTTGATCTTATATATCCTTTTTTAACACCAGCTAACTCTTCAAGATTACTTTCAAGTTGTGCTCTATATCTATCAATTTTATTTACTTTAGATAAATAGCTTTCAGATAATTTTGGAAAATGGTAATTTAATATTTCTGCTCTGCTTTTGGCTGGTAAAGTTAATTGATCGATCTCTCCCATAAATTTAACAGCATCGTCTGTTTTTAACCAAGAACTAGCTTCAATTAGTTGTGACCTATAGCCTATATCTCTTTTGTCCTTCACAGCCCAAGACATAAAATCTCTTATGTCTTTTTTAAAAGCAGGATTATTTTTTATTAAATAACTATGAAATGTTTTTTTATAGAAAGGTTCAGGGGTGTCTATTGTTCTGCCCAGAGCAACCTTTTTTGTTAAACCGCTTGATCCAGGATCTGCACCTTTAATTCCTAATATTTCAAGATTTTTAAATACTGGGAAACCTTTTGAACTTGTAATAAATCTTTCAAACCTAAGCGGTCCACCTTTATATATTGCTTTTTTACTTTCTTTAGCCCAATCTTTTTTAAGTTTAGACATTGCCTCTTCATACTGACCTAATTTAAATCGTTTAGAATTTTTCTTAAACCAATCTTTTACCCAGTTATTAATATTAGAGTCTATTTTTTGTGCTCCTTTTCTACCTTCATCAAAAGTTTTTGTAACTACTTGTCTTTGTAACTTTAATCTTTGATCAGCAAATTTTTCTCTAGCAGCGTGTGATTTAAAAAAATTAGTTTCATATTCTCCAGTCCACCTTCCGTCCTTATTTAAAACTTTAATTACAAGAGCGTAGCCTTTATCTGGGGAATAATATCTTACCTTTGATTTTATTCCTGCTTTTTTTAATTCTGGAATCGTCATGTCAGGATCAAATTTAGGGTTATCTAGAACGGGTGCTCTAAAGTTCTCTCTGTCCCCAACTTTCTCTCCTTGTATCACGCCACCACCTAACGCAAACCTATCTCGTAGTGTCGGTGTTAACGATTCAAACTCATTGGTTGCTGGATTAAATAAGTACTTCAACAATACCTCCTCTTGCAAAACCTTCTGTTGGATCTAGGTCTCTAGGGTGTGCACCATTCTCTTCGATGTATTTTAATTCATCAAATGTTTCGTCACCGTAAAGGTCTACGTTGTTAAATTTTGTTTTAGTTCTGTCTACGTTAAGATCTAAATCACTAATGATACCTTCTTGTTTAATTGGCACAACCTCTGCTGTCTCTAACAACTCATCGCCTGGTAATACTTTAGTATCTTCTGGTGCAATCTCATTTTTAATTTTAACTAGATTAGCTCTTTTTATATTTTGATTTTTAATATCTTCTTTTGTTTTAAAGAAAGGATTATTCCCTTCTTCAATAGTTTTAATAACCTTGTCTACATCTGCAATCTCTTGTTCTAGCTCACCAGGTAGACTGTAGTGTTCATATGTATTGCCTGGTGCATTTTTATTTAAAGGCACAATGCCTTTCTTTCTAAATTCAAATCGACCTGGGTATCTTATACCTGAAGAACTAAAAGCATTTTCATCTATGTGCTTTCCTACTATATCAAAAGCGTTGTCACCGTAGTGGTGTCTAAATACTTTAATAGGATCAATGAAAGGATGATTACCTTTTTTCATAGCATCATAAATACGTGGTTGAACTGATATGGTTCCCGATTCAATCTCATCTCTTAAAAACTGTCTTGTTAAAGATCTATACAAAGCTTCGTTAGGGCCATAACCTTTACCTTGATATAAATTTTTTACTCTAGTTTCATTATCTATTTTTGTTTTGCCTGATCTAATGTCTTCTATTTCTTTAACAGCTTTTTCCATTTTTTTTAATGATTCGTCCATAGATGCAAAAATGCCTTGATCTTTTATGTATTCTTCGTCGAGACGTTTCTCAAGAGCTTGGTTGCCAGATCTTCTCCTGTTTAAAAAATTAGATGTAAAATCTTTATAAATTTTTTCTGGCTCTTTACCCACATCTATTAAATCATTACTCAACTGATTTACTTTATCATCTAGTTGCTTATATATTTTTAAATTGTAAATAATATTATCTAAATCTTTTTTACCAATAGCCATGTTGTTTTCTCTAGCACGACTCATTTGTTGAACCATGCCTCGTTTAATAGCTTCTTTTTCACGTCTAAAGGTATTGTATAGACTTTCTGTTGTGCCATCTAAACCTTGCAAAACAAATTTAGATTGTATTGGGTTTGATATTTTACTAGTAATAAAATTAAGTTCGCCTCTTTCTTTTCTTGTAGCTAATTTTTTAGGAATAGATGATCTCTTTACAGGTTTGTTTAATCTACGTAGGTCAGTTAAATAAGAATACGCTTCGCTGTATAATTCAGAATACTTCTTAACATCCATGTCAGTAGAATCTTGACCCTCTTTAATAAAACCTCTTTTCTCGGCCAACCCTGTGGCTAGAACGTCTGCATTATATTTTGTATCACCTTGTGCATAACCTGGCGACACGTCATCACTAACTTCAATAACATCGTCTGCTGCTTTAGGTGTTTGAAATACTTCAGGGCTTTTAGTTTCAGGTATTTTAATTTTGTCTTTAGGTGCTTTAATACCTGTTATAGACTCAGCTAATTCTTTTGCTAGTTTCTCTGGTAGTCCGCTTTCTACAAAATATACAAAAGCTTCCAAAAAATTTTTCATTAATAATACGTCCTCTTACGTTTGGGTTTAGTTTCATCTAAATAATCTTCAGGGTGTCCGATTAGTCCACCTTGTCTGAATCGCATGATGGCTTGTGTTGTAGAGTCTACCAAATCATCATGGTCGCCGTTTGGAAACGCAGCACATTCTTCGATGACTTCGTCAGCGAACTTTTGCTCTGGCGCCCATATCATGCCAGACTCAAATAGTGGTGCAACCGCATTTACTCTAGAATGTTTATCATTTCCTTTGCTGGGTGTAAAGTTGATAACCGGTATATCCATCTGCCTTAATTCATAGGTTAGAGGTAATCCTGATGCTTTAGCTTCTATAATTACTGATTCGGGTTGCCAATACTTATATTGCTGTAAAGCTAATCGTCTCAACTCTGGAAACTCATATCTGCCTTTGACAGCATCTAATAGTATTAAATTAGCAGGTTGGTCTTCTGTTGGGTAAAAAATACCCCACGTTGTAATAGCAGAATAGTCAGCTGACTCCTTCTTCATAAAAGCTGTATCATAAGATTGTATGACGTGTTGAAGAGGAGGTATGGTTTCCTTGTTATAAACCTGCCACCATTCTCGTTTGATAATAGCTCCTTCTTCTGATGTGGGTTGTTGCATCCACTGCGCGTTCCATTTACCAACGGGTAGTGTTGCTTTAACTTTCTCAAGTTCGTCCGTGCTCCAGTATTCTGGCCACACTGGTCCGTGGTCCATGAGTGCCGGAAATTCGACCACGTGCCACTGATCAGACTTTGGTTCTTTTTGATTCGCTATAAGTTTTGCTGTTAAATCTTTTGTTGACCAACGTGTCATAACCAAGACAATCTTACCGCCTGGTTGTAAACGCTGACGTGGTCCTGATGTATACCACTCGTACGCACGTTCTAATGCGTCAGGGCTAAGTGCATCTTGTTCAGAATGTGGATCGTCAATGATCAATAGATCCGCGCCCCGTCCTGTAATAGCTCCACCTACACCAGCTGCAAAGTATTCTCCGCCTTGTGCCGTTTCCCAACGACCTGCAGCTTTCGAGTCTTCTTGTAGTGTCGTGTTAAAAATTTTTTTATAATCATCTGAATCAATAAGATGTTTTGCCTTACGACCAAACCTCACGGCTAGTTCTGAATTGTGCGTGGTTTGTATAATCTTGAGTTTCGGATCACGGCCCACCATCCACGATGGCAAAAGAAAAGATGCAAACTCAGACTTTGTGTGCCTTGGTGGCATGTTTACGATTAAACGTTTTATCTCACCAGTTGCTAATTTATTAAATTTTTCTGCTATATGTCTATGGTGTGATCCTTCTACAAATTCAGGCCACATATATTTTACAAAAGATAAAAAATCTTTTTTAGCTTTGTTTTGTATTTTTTTTTCAGCATGTAAAACTTTTAATTGTTTATAGGTTCGTCTTACATCGGCAGGAAGTTTATTTATATCTATATCATTTACATTCATAAAAATTTTTTAAAAAATTTTTTGCACTTATTTAAGGTGTTCATTTTGTTTTTACCAGCTATAACTGTCTAAATCAAGCAATACAACCTAGAGTAGTGGGACCCCTTTATGTGTAAAAGGGGGGATGGGTCGCGATACAACTTGAGATTGAGATCTGGATCGGGACCCCTCGGGCCACCGTAGGTGGCCCGAGGGTAAAATTTTTTAGTCTAGTAGAACCATATATGCCTTAGCATTATGTTTCATAAACCAATCTAATAGGTTTCGCATTTCTTGCCAATGCTTACTGCCACCTGTGCCTAGTTCTTTGTCTTCAAGAGTGGCGAGTGCCTCGTGATAAAATATCTTATCATGTTTCTCGCTCTCCTCTTTTGTTAGTTCAATAGACTCACCTGTGAATCTATTTCGTCTTGTGTAGTCATGATTTGTTTTTGTTTCCATAATCCAAGATTATCCTACATTGCTATCGTTGTCAACCCTCTCTTTTATTGTAGTATTATAATAAGCATGACCGTAACCTGTTTCGTGTTTCTCTCTTTTAGGGTCCTCGATCGGTGTTTCGAGTGGCTCGTTTCGTGGTGCAACTAACCTGATACGTTCTATATGTGTTCGCCAAAAATCATTCTGACAACCTTGACTGCAAAAATAATTGTAAGAGTTATTTACATCATACCAATTACTTTCAGTCTGTTGTTTTATTTTTCTAGTTCTTAAAACTTTAGAACCTTTAGAGCCTCGAACCCTATCTTGCGTTGAGTAAGTATGGCAACTCGGACCATGACACCAATAATATAAACTCATGATGATCTATACCCCTCTATACCAATAGCGATCAATGCTATGATAAAAATAATAGAAAGCCCTAGAGGGCTTTCTATAAATAGTAAATTAAATAGTTCAATCATACTTTGATCTGCACTTTCCCAGTTGCATTTCTCCAACCGTCTGCGTCCAAATCCCAATAGATTAAACAAGGGTTGCCGTCTTTAGATATAAAAGCTTTGCCCTCAGTTCCGTCTGGTTTATTGTATTGACCTTTTCTCGTAATAAAAGCTTTGTGCTTTTTTGCGAAGTAAGTTATGTAAAACATTTCGTCCTTTCTGTTGTTATGGGATTATCCTATAAGATAATCCCATAGATGTCAATCGTTAATTTACACTTTGTTTTTCGTATTGTAGTCTTGCCTTAATCTTATCCTCTCTTGTTTGATTTTTATTCTTCATACCTTTAATCATATTTGCTAGATTACTAGGGTTGTAGATAGTTAAACCAGTAGAGTTAGTTCTAACTAATTCTGCCTCGTCTAATTCTATTCCAAGTTCTGTTGCAAGTTCGATACCCTCAGATAAATAACGATATGCTTTTAATCCAATTTTTAATTGGTCGCATTGTTTCGTGATACTATCAATCCAAGTTTGGTGTTTAGAAACAACATTAGCTTTTGCACTTCGCCACATTAAAAAGATTTCATATTCTTTTTTAGTACAGGCGATTGCTCTTGATCTACAATGGCTAGTTCCAATTACATCAAGGTAAAATGGTGCGTTGAAGTCCTTACATAAACCACCTACGTCATTATCATTATAATAATGACCACTACTTGACCCTTTACCCAAAAACTTATTGTTTGCGTCAACGTGCTTGGTCTTATGTGGGTTGCTGTCTTTACCTGATTGTTGTGCAATTATATCAGGATTACAACCACCCTCTTTTAGTTCTTCCCTATAATATGCGTGAGCAAAGTGTTCACAATTATCGCCGTCTCCATACTCATTACCATTGAGATTGCCATACAAACCAAAATCAAAATGTGATTGTGTTTCTGTTTTCTCGCCCTCATCATCTACATCTTCGCTATGTGCAAAGTAAAAGCATTTATCTTTTGCTACTACATCACATGGGTCGCCGTACTTCTTTTTAAATACTCGTAGTGTGGCTACATCTTCTTTTGGATATGACCTTTCAACAACTTGCTTTGCTATTTCAAATGTAGATTTCTGGGCTACATTAAAATCTTCTCTTGATTGCATAAAACCTTGTTGCTCTTGCGTTTCTTCTTTTTCGAATACATCTTTTATTCTATTGAATAACTTGTTTCTGTATTCGGTGTTCATACGTATTTTAGACATTTAGTCCTTTCTGTTTGTTGTTTATAATTATCCTATATTATCCCTTGACAAATAGATTGTCAAGTCTTATATTGAGTTAGGAATACAGGGTTGGTAAGTATTAATAAGCTGACAGCGTCCCTGTAGTCCTTTCGGGTTTAGTCTGGTGTTAATAGCGCCAGCTTGAGCCCTGATCCCTGTAGTACGAAATTGGCGTTGCAACGTCGAGCGGGGATCTGGGGTCAAGTAGATACTCGAGTAGGCAATCTAAGTTAACGCAACTACTTGGCCACCCTCAGGGCCAGGGCAAGGGCCCAAGCTTCAAGCCGCAAGCGTCAAGCTTCAAGCTTGACAAGCTGTAAATGATATTATAGGATGCATTTAGAAAGGATACATATGAAACTAAATAAACTAATTAAAAAAATAAATAAAGAAAACGCGCCTCCTAATGGCTGGAAGGTTGCCGATAAAATAGATCCATTCGGATTTAACAAAGCCATCAACTGGGACAAATTAAATGATCCTAAAGTTCTTAAAGAATTAGAAGAGCTGGTTGGAGATAGTGACGACGAAGGAAATATCGCCGTCATTACAGAAGAGAGAATAAAAGAAAATGAAGAGAAGGATTAAACACAACGATCTTGCGCCATGGTTCCTGGAGGACCATGGCCAGCTGCCGGAGGCGTACCTGAAGAGTTGTCAGAAATTTTTTGACAGTCTTAAAGCTGCAAGCAACAAGCAACAAGCCACAAGCTTGCCACAATTGAAAAGTATAATAAGAAATAGAAAGGTATAATATGAAAACAAGTGAAGCTCTAAAATTAGTCGGAGGCCTGAGCAAGCCTTCAAAGATGCCCGGATGGGCCTACGGTTTACCTGCCAAAGAATGCAAGACTGGCTCGAAGCTGGTGAAGGTTAAGGGTAGTACTTGCGAGGGCTGTTACGCTCTTAAAGGTTGTTACGTTTTTAAAGTAGTACAAGAAGCACAATACAGGAGACTGGCCAGCGTCAAGCATGAACTCTGGACCGGGGCCATGGCTCTTCTAATCAATTCAAAAAAATCTAAATGGTTCAGATGGCATGATTCGGGAGATGTACAGGACGAAGCGCATCTCATTAAGATCTTTGCCGTGTGTAGACTGACGCCGGAGACCCGTCACTGGATGCCGACCCGTGAAGCATGGGTCAAGCACTTCCTGCCGCTGGCACCTGCTAATCTTACAATTAGATTCTCAGCGCCGATGGTGGACCAGTCTGCACCTGCAAGCTGGCCGACAACGTCAACCGTGGTAACAGCTGGCGCAACGTGTCCCGCTCCGACTCAAGACAATGAATGCAAGGACTGCCGGGCATGCTGGGATCCTGAAGTCAAGAATGTAGCATATGGCCAGCATTAAATTATTTTACGATTATACAAAACACAAAGATGGTTTTATGGGCCGGGAGAATAGGCGCTACTGGTTATTAAATACTGAAACAGGCGACAAGCTTAAAATTACTGAGAAGCAATACGATGCTTTAAATAGTTTAGAATGGTTTCATGCCAGCTCATAGAAAGTACGATCACATCATACACAGAATTCACGATCAGTGGTGCCGGGACAATGGCTATCCAAGCCGCAAGCTTCAAGCTCCAAGCTGCGTAAGCTTCAAGCTGCAAGCTTCAAGCCCCAAGCATAAAGGTTCAAGCTCCAAGCCACAAGCTGCAAGCTCACGAACCACGGACCCTTCATAAAGTTTCAAGGCCCCTGAACCAAGGTGCTCTGCCAAGATAAAACTATTATACGGATGACGCATATGCCATGCAATTTGGTGTGCACTTAGTTTGACTTTGTTGGCTTTAGCCACTTTAAATTCTATGGTGAAGAACTGATTATATTTTGTATATCCCAACGCATCTGGCACGCCGGGTAATGCTAAATTTTCTATACGAGAGTACGATATTGTGGGTGTTGCTTTCTTAAATTTTTTGTAAAGTTTTGCTTCTGGACCCATGTTATTTTTAGGACAACAATGTCATTATTCGGACATGCCCATAACCCATAATACTATAAGCACATAACAAACAATTTCCATTAATAATCCTTAATATAACCTGGTGGCATTATGATTAATTCTTCCTTGTTTGGTTTCAAAACAACACGGATAGATGTATCGCCTGGCTTATTACTTTCATGGACTTCAATACGTTTTATCTCTTCAAGATAACCTCTCTCTGTCATGATGTATATTCTAGCATTACTGACACCGTTGCCACGCTTGCCATTTGGACCAGCAGTAAACTTATCGAGATACTCTTGTAAGTGTCTAACAAACACTAGACATCACCTTTGTTTCTAAACTCGTTTAACATACTTTGACCTTTGCTATGTAAGTCTTCTTTTTCTTTCTTAAGTTGATTATACATATACTCAAAATGCTCACACTTCTTTTTATAGAACATTAGCTCTTTCCTTAAGTCTGCGTTTAAATTTTGATGTGATAGACTTATTTTCATTAAATCTTCTATCCTTTTCTCTAAATCGTTAGGGCCTCTATCATCAGGCATAGGCACATCTGCATTTCTATACTCTTCCTCTCTAGTCATAGGTTTTAGTTTCTCTTCTTTTAGATCTTTCATTTGTTTTTCAAACTCCTCTATATCTTTATTTGTCATCATCCTTGACAATATATGATTGTTGCCTTAAAAAGTCAATATGGGATTACCAAAAAGATTAACAGAAATGCAAAGACGGTTCGCAGAATTTTTAGTATTCGGCGGTCCTGATGGACCATGCACAAAAACAGAAGCAGCTACACTTGCTGGATACAGTAAAGACAATGCTAGACATGAGGGCTCGTCTCTCACCAACCCAAAACATAGTCCACTCGTTGTAAAATATATAGGTGAATTAAGAGAAGAAAGATTAAAAAAATATGAAGTTAATTATGACGCTCATGTGGCAGAACTTGGGCGAATTAAAGACGCCGCTTTGAAGAAGGGCGCGTGGAGTGCAGCTGTGAATGCGGAAACAAACAGAGGCAAAGCAGCAGGATTATATATAGACCGCAAAATAATAAAAACAGGAAAACTAGAGGACCTATCAGAACAAGAGCTAAAAGCAAAAATGAAACAAATTTTAGACGACTACTCACAAATTATAGATGTCACTCCTGATCCTAAAAAAATCACAGAGTAATCTTCTCCATTGATAAGATACAACCAATAGGAAATATATTGGTGTCACTAAATACTTCATCGTCTTGATCGTAAGAACTAAATGTAGTCAAATACTTTTTAGTTTTCTTATACACATACGCTTGTGTAATCATTTTACAAATAGGTAACTTCTCCATCTCATCTTTATTCTTGTGCCCCGCATCGCCGGTGATGTCGAGCCACTTGATTGTATAGAAGTAATACTTCTTTTTATTAATAATTGCGTGTTTGTATCTCTTTTTCCTTTTCATAAAATGTCCTTTTTGATCGTAAAATGTCCTCTATATAGTGTTTTCTACCATTAAAATGTCCTTTTTCACACCTAAAATGTCCCTTACGAGCGATTATCTTGACGTCTTTATTGACTTTTTTGACATAATGGACATTTTACATCGTTAAAATTTTTTTGAAAAATAAAAAATTTATGAAAATAATTACTATAGTGTCTAGTTTACTGCCACATTTACGCCATAAACTCGCTGCAATATAGCCATCTTTGACTCTGCGTCTTCTATTTTGCCTAACAACTTATCGATCTCACCTGTAATATTTATATGCTCTGGTATGATCCTAGTGTCAGTCATTAAGATGGTTATCTTTGCACTGGCGTCAGCAATGTCTGCTTCATATCTTTTCATCAAAGCGTCGTATACAACTTTATGAGCCATTTGCTACCTCCTTTTCATCCCTTATTAATTCATGATAATAATCTAACCGTTTTAAAAAATCGTGTTTTGCCTTACGTAAATTAAGCCCGTCAATCTTGAATTCTTGGTAATATAGGTCAGGAGTACATACCATAATTACACATTGTTCAATGTTAGAGCCGTGTACTTGATCATGTGCCATGGCGTATGCTGCGGCCTGCAACTTATAGTCTCCAATCCACTCTTCTCTCTTTGGTCTGTTGGCCTGTTTAAAATCTATTACAGTTTCCTTGTCGTTGTGTATTCCAACTAAGTCTGTAGAGCCTGCGTAAAGGCCTGGATAGTATAATGTAACCTCCGACCCAAAATATTCACTCACGGGCGCTAGACCCACCTCTATGACCTTCTCAGCCATACGTTTCGTCTCTTGTCCAAGTTCAGTTAGATCTTCATATCCTTTACCCAATACATAGTTCTCCAGATACTTGTGCATTGATGTTCCACGTGTAGCACTAGCAACTTTTATTCTCTCTGCTTCAGCCTTACCTTTCTTCTTAATCCAATCTTTTAGGAACGTGTCATCTTTAGTCTTACCCAAGATAGTTGTGACAGACGGTAGTCTGTATCCCGCAACATCATAGTTCCGTGCGCCGTGGTCCAGGAACCGTGTACCTTGAACATAGGTGTATTTGTTATTTAGCTTTATCATTTCTCTTTCGATGTCGGCCCATGTACCAATTACTTGGTTCATAGTCCCAACGCTTACCGTGATGTCCACGTATATCCGCGTACCACATTCTAAGTTTTACTATTATCTTTTTTATAGTCATCTAGTTTTATATTATTTATCTTAGCCGAATCATGTATATTACCCGAGACACTAATCCTAGTACAATCTGATTTAAAAGGATTAACCCAGTGTTTTAACCACGCCGGGAATATAAACATATCTCGCTCCTTTGGAAAATGAGACATGTATGTAATAGCATCTCTCGTACCATCTCCGTAGAAAAACTGTATACCACCAGGACCACCGGACTTACCGACATAGGCCTCGTTCTCCTTCTTCAACTCATCTGGGATTTGTAAATAGATCACAAAGGATATCGCACCATCGTGATCGTGAGGTGGATTAAACTCATGTTGCTTCTGGTAATTAATCCAAAGCGCAGACATAATATACTCTGGCTTTTGTTTAAACTTCTCTCGTTTATAAAACTCTTGAGCTTGATCGTATAGACCAAAACACTTAGACAAATGTGGCAAAAGCTTGTCTTTAGATTGATCCGTGTACCCTGTTTCTTGCTCTATGATTCCTGCTAATTTGCTCTTGTAATCATAGCCAACCTTAGCCTCGCTCAATAATAATTTTTTTAATTCATTCGTAATCGTACACTTCATGAGGCATGGTCCCCAGTTGTATATATTTACATTAGTGTCTTGTTCTTCCATATCCTGTTCCTTTCTCTCTGTTAGCCCATCGCTTTCTCCAGCCGTAGCCATTCATCTTACTACCAAAATATTCAAAGAATCTATAGTACACATCTCGCACTCGCTTGATGTACCAAAGTATATCGTCTATCGCATCAGGTATTGTTTTCATTCTCTCCTTTAAAAAATCTTCTACAGTGTTCTAAGTATTCTTCTTCACTTACATGGTCAGCAAACAAACCCAACATCGCTTTGTATGCACCACCGCTTTTATAATCATCGCTGATTGTTTTATCTTTAAATACATTCATATCGTCAGTGGGAACACTACGTCTAGCACTCTCCCCACTAACGCCGAGCGTCGTCGCTACCTTTTCAGGTCGTTGCTTAGGTCCAGAGGAACGCAATTCTGCAGGACTTGTACCCCTATCTCGGTCACTTTTAAATTTTATTTTATGCTTGATACTCATATTTTTTGTGTTTGTGTTCTTCGTTTTAAATGATTCTTATCTTCTTTGTAGAAATAACATTCTTTTTTGTCTGCGTCGACGTATAATATTTTTACATCTAATTTTTTCTGTAATGGTGTACGACATCTATTAATCTTCCATCCATCTCGTTTTCTTCTACACACAGATTTAACATCTACTTTTATTATTTCATTGTCTTTGTTGACAACAACCATGTCAATACAACCTTGTTGACTTACATTACTAAACACATGATATCCATTTTTTAAAAAATATATTTGTGCCAAATTTTCTGCTTCTCTACCTTTCACATGTTTATCTAATATAAATTTCATATATCTCCCACCTTTGTTATTGCTCTTATCACCCATTTAAACGGATTACTTGCGTCAGTCTTTTTGTGTTGACTGCAACTCATCAGGAATAACAGGATCATAAT